GCAGCAGCAGATGCAGGCAATGAGTCAAGAAATGCAGCAGATGCACCAGATGCTGCAAAACGTCAGCCAGTCAATGGAAGCACAGACGTTGAAGGTCAAAGAGTTTGAGGCAGATGTCAAAGCCTACGACGCGGAAACCACCCTTGCCCTTGACTACGGGCGCTTTAAGCCCATTGAGAAGGAATTGTGGACTCGTGACGCGTTTATCGTTATGCAGCCCGAGGACGTCGGCTCTATCTCGGAAAAGGAACCAACCCTATCTGCTTACGGTATGGACTCTGGTTTTATTGGTGGCCGTTTTGACGGTTGTTTCTGGGACGACCTTGTGGACCCCCGCAAGACCCGCTCATCTGAGCAGAAACAGTTGATGGAGGACTGGTGGCAAGACGTAGCCGAGTCCCGACTAGAGCCTGGCGGCATGCTTGCCCTTATCGGACAAAGGCTTTATTCCGACGACCTTTACCGTTTCACCCTTGACATGACTCAGCCCCTTGAGGACGAGGACGAGTTATACAACGCTGGTCTGACTGACGAGGAAATCGAATCTCGCCGGACGGATAAGAAGTACCAGCACCTGCTATACAAGGCGCACTATCAGGATCGCTGTAGCCCCGAACATCACAAGCGCACGTCCGATGCCTACCCCATTGGCTGCTTGCTAGACCCCCGACGCCTGAGCTGGCGCGACATTAGCAACTTAATGAGCAACCGTGGTGAGCGTTTCGCCGTGGTGTATCAGCAAGAGGACTTAGACCCCAGCGAAGTCTTGGTGCGCCCTGAGTGGGTGTGGGGCGATTCCGATAACGCTGGGTGTGTGGACAAAGACCGTGAAGCATGGCAGTTACCCCGTGGCATCAGCACCAGCGATTGCCTAGTTATCGCTACCGCCGACCCCTCGCCTACGCAATTCTGGTCAATCCAGTGCTGGTTGTATCACCCTGAGTCCCAGCAACGTTTCCTGCTGGACTTGATCCGTAAACGCATGGGCGCGTCAGACTTCCTTGACTACAACCTCAATGACGGCAGATACACCGGCGTGATGGAGGACTGGCAGAACCTAAGCGAGTCTTTGGGCTACCCGATTCAGTATTGGATAGTCGAGGCAAACGCGGCCCAGCGGTTCATGTTGCAATACGATTACGTCAAACAATGGCGTATGTTGCGTTCCGTCGAAATTATCCCGCACAACACAAATGCCATAAATAAGACGGACGAGGAGCTGGGCGTGACCGTGTTACGGAACCACTACCGCTTCGGTCGTGTAAGATTGCCAGGTAGGGGTGAAGGCAAAATCGCCTCCATGAAACTGATTGACGAAGTTACACGGTATCCCAACGGGACGCGCACCGACGACTGTGTAATGGCTCAGTGGTTCTTGGAGTGGAACTTGCCTAACCTTTATTTGCCTAAAACAGCGGCGGCGTCCACATGGCGCCCGTCGTGGGTTAAGTCCGCTCCTAGCTCTCTGAGGTTGTAAGTGTCGCTCTCCGCAGATAACGTTTCCGCTGCCGCCGAAGTAGTCCAAATGTGGCAAACGCGGCGGCGTGACCGTGGAGCCTTGTTCGGCCGTATGGACGATATCCGTCGTCACTACAACGGCGACATTATCGTTCCTCTGCCGGAACTTGACGACATGGAAAAGCCGGCAATCCCGAACCTCATCGCCCAAGGTATTGACCAATTCGCTATGCGCGTGGCTTCGACCATGCCAGACGTGTCCTACATGCCCCTTCGCCCTGGTATCCAGAACAGCGAGAACCGTGCGCGTGACCGTCGCCTTGCCACCCTCGGTTGGTGGGACATGAACCGTATGTCCACCAAATTGCGACGTCGAAGCCGCCACCTAACCGCCTACGGCATGACCGCGGTAAGCCTTTCGCCAGTGTCACTTGACCCTACGGACAAGCGTGAAATCCCCCACTGGCGTGTCCGCAACCCGTTGGCTACGTTTCCGTCCACCATGCTTGACCCCGACCACATGGAGCCGCTGGACTGTATCTTTGTGGATCGCCGGCCACTCGGTGAACTGCGCCGTATGTATCCCGCTCAGATAAACATTCTTTACCGTGGCGACAAAGTAGATACCGACATGTTTGAGGTGCTGGAGTACGTGGACGCCGAGGAAACGGTGCTTATTGCTATTGGGGCCGACCGCCCGAAAGCCGATGCCTACAGCACTACCACCGGCAAGGGAACTGCCAGCCACGTTATTTTGGACCGCATTGTGAACCGTGCCGGCATTTGCCCTGTGGTCATCGCCGGTCGTATCACCCTTGACCGCCTACAGGGACAGTTTGACCAAATGCTTGGCATGTATCAGCGTCAGGCCAAGCTTGACGCGTTAGACATGATTGCCCGCTTCCGCAACGTGTTCCCTGACGAATGGGTCGTCAGCACCAGCAACAGCCCCTCTAGCCCGCGAATTATCCAAGAGGCCGACGGCAAACAGGGTATCCGTGGCATCGTGGACAAGGGACAAGTCCAGATTACCCACCTGCAACCTGGCTCGACTACCGATGACGCCCTTGACCGTCTTGAGCGAGCCCAGCGTGTGACTGCCGGTATCCCCGCCGAGTTCGGTGGCGAAAGCCCAACCAACGTGCGCACCGCCCGTCGTGGCGCGTCAGTCCTCGGTAGCACCATTGACATGCCGATTCAGGAATACCAGGAAATCTTTGAGGCGAGCCTCGCCGCGGAAAACCGCCGTGCCATCGCCATTGAGCGCAACTACTTCGGCAACAAGGGCAAGTCGTTCTACATCGGTTACGACAACAAGAGCCCCCGTGTGGACTACACGCCGAACGAGGCTTTCGAGACTGACGTGAACTTCGTCAAATACTCAATGGCCGGCTCGGACGCTAACTCTATGGTCATTGCCATTGGTCAGCGCGTCGGCACGGGGATCATGTCCACCCAGACTGCCCGTGAGATGGACCCCGCCATCGAGGACCCGATTCGTGAGCGTGACCAAGTTGAGGTTGAGTCGCTTCGCCGCGCCATGCTTGCCGGCCTTGAGTCGCAGGCCCAGCAAGGAACGCTTGACCCGTCTATCATCGCCCGCATTGCCTTGGCGAAGGCTGAGCGCCACGTCACCCTTGAGGACGCGGTAGCCAAAATCCACGCCGAGGAACAGCAGAAGCAGGCCGACCAAGTTAATCAGCCCGCACCGCAGATGGGCGAGGTTGCTCCGGAAACACAGCCTGGGCTCGGTGCTACTCCCGATAACCCGCCATCTATCCCCCCACCGCAACAAGGCGCAGTAAACTTACAGCAGTTGCTTGGTTCACTTCGCCAGCCGGCGCAAGCGGGTATGCCTGGAGGTCAGTAGTTAAATGCCACGAAAGGGGCGCGGTGGCGCACGACAAGGAACACCTGGCCAAGCGTATGGTCAGCGCACTGATCTCAATGCTTCGATGCCTGTACAGACCGCAACAGGTCAAGGGTATGGAGTGGCTGCTGAACAGCGAGCGGCGCAGAGGGCTATTCCAATCGCGGCGCAACCAGTAGCAGGCGCAACTGCCAGCGCACCGGCACCGGCACCCGCGCAATCTCAGGCTGGTCCCACAACCATTTCCTCGCAGATGTCGGCTCCACGGTCTAGCCCTGGCGAACTGCGCTTCATGCATGCGACAGACCGACCCGACGAGCCCGTTACCCACGGCGCACCTTTGGGAGCAGGAGCTGGTTCCGAAGTCATGGCCTTGCCTACCGACGGCATTGCTCAGGAAATATCAGCCCGCGCTGCTTTTCCGAAGGCATCGCCCTTGATGATGGATCTTGCTAACGCGGCCTCAGCCCTAGGACTCTAATGGCTAACCCAGGCGTAATTCCTCTACAGCAAAACGAGGGCTACCAGACGTCGCAATTGCCTAAGACGACGCAGGACTACATTAGCCAATTGGCACAGCACAACCCCGAGGCGGTAAAAGACCCCTACGTTATGGCTGCGCTGGGAAACCAGACGGGGCAGAGCCAACAGCAACTTGCCAACCTCATTGGCTACCAGCAAATGATGCATACCCAGAATCACAGTCAGTCTTTGGGTGGCTACCTGTACAACGCCTACAACGGAATCAGCGACTCGCTGAGCAACTTTTTTGGCAAGACCGTTGATGTAGGCAAAAACGTTTTTCACTACTTCTCCGATCCTAACTACGGGCTCCAGCAAGACGCGAAGCTGGGGCGTGGCGCTTTAGATTCCGTCAGTTCTATTGGGCAGTCCATTACCGACACCTTTAACCGACTTCGCACTCAGGGCCTGCGACCCATTACCGCCGGTGGCATCGCCAGTTCTGCGGGTCAGATAGTGACAGCCCCCATCGCTACTGCCAACTTGTTCCTGTCCGACGTCAATAGGAATGGTGTGGCTTACGCCGTCGGTTCGCAGTTGCCATACTTGTTGGCTGCCGGCGCGGGTGGCGCTGCCGTCAAAGCCGGTGCCGGCGCAGAGATGACCGCAGGCGAAGCACAGCAAGCCGTGTTTGAGGCACAACTAAATGCCGACCGTGAGATAGTCCGCAGTTCCGCTAGTGGCATGCAGATGAGCCCAGCGCAAGCCGCTGAGGTTGCGCCGGCTATGGCGCGTCTCGAAGCCGCCGACCCGCAGTTCCAGTGGCAACTTGCCAAGGACACCTTCTCAAACTCAGCCGACCCCATTGAGCAGGGCATTTATCAGCAGGCTAAGTCCAAGGTGGACAACTGGCAATTCCTGAACGACAACATTTCCTACGCCAATACCTTTACTAAGTCTGCCGAGATTTCACGCGCTATCGGATCGGCTATCGGTAAGCCTGCCCGCATTGCTTTTGACGCTGCCGTGGGCGTGAACCGTGCGCTCAGCTCAACTGAGGCAAACCTTCTCTACGCCCAAAACATGATTGCCACCGACCCGAAGTTGTGGGCTCAGGCACAGCAGGGGGTGGTGGACAGCAAGGGTCGTTTGATATCTACCGGTGCCGCAATACTTGAGCAGTTCGGAATGAAGCAAGGCGACTTTGGTTTCTCCACCCTTGCCAACCTTATTAACATTGACATGAACCTTGTCGTTGATGACCCGCTCACCAGGGTCGGCAAGTTTTACGCTCAGTCCAAGTCCTTTGCGGGCTTTACCGGCGCGTGGCGTGACCTTGCGCCTGGGCTAGGGCTTCGCACTGCGGGCGACGCTACCCGTGCTTACGAGGCGTATTCGTCAGTGCGCCGTGCGGTGGGCTACATTGCCACCCACAACGCGGGCGACATTATGCGCACCTTTCGTAATACGTTTGGCCCAAAACTTGCTCAAGAGTTGGGTAAGGCCAGCACCCCGCAGGAAGTCCTTTCTGTCCTTGAGAACGTTCAGCACGGGCTTGAGTTGGTCGGTGGGCGTATGCCAACACTCGGCTGGTACAGCGTGTTTAAGACTGCGCTTCGCGGCGAACTAGGCGACCGTATCGGTATCCTCGGCAAAGTCCTAGGTCGCGACGTCGAAGTGACTGAAGAAATGGTTGTTCGGATCAAAGAGCAAACCGGACTTGACCTGACTCCCGACGACGCGTTCTACCTGCGTCAAGACATGGCGGGCAAGGCTCGCGTCTTGTGGCGCAAAAAGTTAGCCGACCAGTTCACCAAGACCCCGATGTGGCTGAACGAGCGCACGGGCAAATGGACTAACTACGAAATCAACGCCGGAAGTTACAACGCTATTCCCGCTATCCAAGATTGGGCAATGTCGCTTGGCATGCCCAAGGAAACGGTGGACACGTGGGCTAACGAGTTGCTGTTTAGCATCGGCGACCCGAAGGCGTACAAGTCCTCGTACCGCAGCCTGGTATTCGAGGCAGTGATGCGCCCGACTTACGCCGTGTCCGCGCACACCGGCTATGAGTCAGTTCTGCGTCAGTACGAAAAGTACGTGTGGGACGAAGTGGATCGCATGACCGGACAAGACGGTGCTGGTCTTGAGGGCATGTACGGCGCAAGCAAAGAGAACATAGACAAGCTCGCCACCGACTCTGGCAACCGTCAAGCTGCTTTGCTGGACAACCAGCGTGGAACGCTGATTCTCCCAAACCGACGTCAGATTCTACAGTACCAGCGTCGAGTGGCTGAGGTTATACTGAGCCTCAAGTCCACCGAGGCAGAGAAACTATTACTGTCCACCGACAGCACCTTGGCTGAACTTAAGTCTTTGGCTAACTTCTCCAAGGAGACGACGGATCGCCTCATTGCCCACCTCGGACAGGTGTACGCAAATCGTATGCGTTTGGGCGAAAGTGTGTGGCAAGTTGCTACTCAGTGGGAAGGCTACCAAGCCAAGGCTGAGGAAATACTCAGCGCGTCTAAGAAAATGTCGTTTGATGGGGCCACCTCCCGCGCCGAGCGTGTCGCTACTTTTGTCAAGTACCTAGAGAGCGAAGCCCGCAATGTTCGCACTCAAGCACAGACGGTGTACCACCAGCTTGCTCGGCAGTCGGGGCTCGGATCGCTTTCTGCTTCCAATGACTTGACCGTTGAGGACATTCTCCGTGGTCGAGCCGCGGGCGTGGCTGACGAGCAGATGAAGGCGTATGACCACCTGCTCGGTGAGCAACGCGCCATTGACGAGTTCCTAGCCGAGACTAAGGCTAAGTTCAGTAAGCCCTTTGACAACGGCATGAACGTTGAGCAATTGGCTGAGAGCCTCGGTAAGATGACCATTGCCAACAAGACTGCCCGAGAGAAGTTCATCGGCACCATCAAGGATAAATGGAACACTCTGGACAACCAGCCGGTGCTGTGGAACTTAGGCAAGCGTGGTATGCGCAATAACCGTGAAGTTGTCTCCGACGTTCTACAGGCGTACCTCAACAAGTTCTTTAAGCCCCTTGCCCTTACTAGCCCTGGCTGGGCTTTGCGCGTGTCGGCATCGGAAGGCATGCTCAACGCCCTTCGGATTGGTGGCTGGCACTCTTTCGAGGCTCGCATGAACGCCGCCATCGCTAAGCACGAGTTCCGTTTGGGCGGCATAATGGAAGCCGGCGAGAAGCAAATCTTTAAGAACGCCATGCACGGTTTCTTTCTTGGCTTTGAGGAGTCGCTTATCAAGCGCATGCCCGAAGCACAGCGCGACCGCTTCCTTTCGGACATGGTGGACTTATTTGTAGAACACGATGGACACCTGCCCAACGGTGTCCACGCTCACCATGACGTAGCCTCTAACGACAATACCCAAGACGCTGTGTATTCCCGCGAGTGGGGCCTTGACTCCAAGGGCCGCATTAAGCAGGACACCTTTAAGCGTGGCGACACCTTTACCAAGATTTACGCTACCGACAACCACGCCGGCACTGCCTTCCATGAGGCTCTGTCAATGCGATCCAACGACCGCATTGCTCGCCCAGGCTGGGAGTTCCTGCACCAAGAGGCCACCCTCATTGGGCAGCAGGCGATTATTGACGACCCCACAATACTTGACGAAGTTATGCAGGAGGCTCGTGCCAACCTGAGTGAAGGTGTCGGCGCTGAAATGTTCGCCCGCCGTGAGCAAATGCTGGATTTTGAGATGCACGGCCTTGAGGCCATGACGCAGTTCCGTGTTGCCAACGACGTCGAGCGCACCCAAGTCATTGACCAGATAATGGGCAACCGTCTGACCCCTGACCAAGTTCTAGAGTCAGCCGTTCCGAAGTCGTACCGCAATTCGTACACCTACGCCAACAACACCGTCGCTCGCGTTGAGTCTCAAATCCCGCAGATTGAGAGCCGTATTCGCGAACAGCAGGCCAAGCTTGACGAACTGATGAAGTTGTACGCGTCAGCACCTGGCGTCGAGATGGACAAGATTAACGAGGTTAATCAGGCCATTGCCGACTACGAAACCGAACTGCGTCAAGTCCGTAAGCAACGCGCAAATCTTGACGAACTGATTAAGCAACACCCGTTTAATGACTACTACCGATACTACGAGCGTGGCGCGTCTGTGCGCCCCTACCAGCAAGCACTGACTGACCTACGAGGTGAACTGCGCACTACCGTCACAGTCATGCGCGACGAGGCTGAGAAGCAGTTGCGCGAACTGACCGGCGGTGAGCGTTTGGTTCTGCCGCGTCACTACGACGCCGACATGAGCCTTGCTCGCATGATGATTTTTAAGGACGCCGAAGGCAACCCGCTTCCGAACTCCGAGATGTACGCCAACTTGCTTGACCGTCACGCTGACCTGTGGACGGAGAACGACCGCTACAAATCGTGGCTGCCCTTTGGCATGCCAAACGTGGACGGCAGGGACTTCCTTGGCTTTGTCAAGGAATACGCCAGCACCTCAGAGATGAGCATGGTTCAGTGGGTGGAGAAGTTTAAAACCCTTGTGAACCACTCGCAGTTGCTTGACGAAGCCGTTGCTCACATGGAGTCGGGCAAGTTTGAGGCTGCGTTTAAGAAGATGATGCAGGTGGACCCCGCCAACGTCAAAGACGTGGCCCCGTTACTGCCGTCGCCCGAAACTGTCGCTGGCAACCTGACCGCCACCAAGATGTTCTCCGTGCGTGGTGTCCCGCCAGAAATCGTGCTTGGTGTGGGGCGCACCAAAGAACGCACCGTTTCCGATCTTGCTCAGCACATGCGAGACACAAACGCCCTTGATGTGTCGTACATTGCCGACCAGCGTTTCTACCCGAACTACACCCCTGACGAGATTGGCCGCGAGAAGTTCATTCGTCAGTTTGAGGAGTTTCAGAAAATCCTCAAGAGCAAGACCATCACTGACTTTGAGCAGATTCGCCCTGCCGCCAAGTGGTTCGCTCACTATGTCGGTTACAACGAGGAGTCTTGGGCGCTGACCGCTCGACAGGCGTGGGACCGCAATATGAGCGCGTACCGCCAAAAGATTGCCCGTGACCTTGACCGTGACGAATATTACAAGCTCCTTGACGCCCGCAAGCAACTGAGCGCCGAGGCCAGCAAGATTGGCGTTCGCAAGGCTCGCGCCCTTGAGGTGTGGCACCTGCCCACCGGCACTATTGCCCAGAACGAAATCGAGATGATTCAGAAGCAGATAGAGCGTGAGTCCAAGGCTATGACTAAATTGCAGGACACACGTTCTGCCCTTGACGACCGACTCATCAAGGCTAACTCCCGTCGTGACCAGATTGCCGAACATGTCGTCAAGCAAGACGCTAAGGCTCGCGCTCGTCTGACCAAGGAAGCGGAAAGCCGTTACGCCACTCGCCTTCGTGCCAACACCAAGGGCATTGGCGGCATGATCCGTCGCATTGAGGCTCGCACCGGAACCATCAACGGACAGATTGAGCGCCAAGCCGAAAAGGTGATGACTGACGCAATGGTGAAGCGGGCGCGTGAAGTCATGTCTAACCCCGAGTACCAGAAGGACTTACGTGGCCGCCTTGAGGAACACTTCCTTGCCAACCTCATGTCCATGTCCCCGCAGGACTTGGCAGAGTTTGAGCGTTCCACCAGCGTTCTCGCCAACCCCAACCTGACCACCGGCGACCCGATGATGGATTGGGCTAAGGCTTTGGCTGAGGACACCATGACGCTTTCCTTCGGTGACGAGGGGACTGCCTACCCCGAGGTGATGCGTGAAGTCGCCACCGGCGACCTGCGTGGTCCACGCGCATACACCAAGTGGTTCTCGGAGAACAAGGGCAAGGACTTGCCGACCAACATTCCTGCCCGATCCTTTGTCAGCCCGTTGGCTAAGGGTTCGCGTTCCAATCTCATTACCCAGGTTTCGGACAAGATGCACAGTGCCGTTCTCGGGCCCATCGTGAATGACCTCGTTCGTGAGCCTTTGTTTGGCTACGAGTACCACGTCGAGATGGAACGCCTGCGCCCTTACGTCAATGCAGAGTTGCTAACCGAGGACCAGGCCAAGGTGCTGGCTAAGACGAACTCGACCATCGGCATGTCCAAGTTCATTCACCAACCCCTTGACAAGACGCAGTGGGAACACAACATGCGTATTCTTACGCCGTTCTACTTTGCCAAGAACCAAGCCATGCGCCGAGCTTTCCGTCTTGCCGGCGACAACATTGGTGCGTTTGAAAAATACATGAAGTGGAACCTTGCCATCTCCAACTACGTCGCGCCCTCAACCACCGGTAACAACCAATTCCACATTCCTGGCTCTGAGGCTATCTCGGGCATTGCTAGTGGCATGAGCGGAACCATCTTGTCGCTGTTTGGCAACTCCTCGCAGAATGGCAACGTCGGCTTTGGCTTTGACGGATCGCCCTCGTCCATCATGTCTATCGTCGTGACCGGACAAGACCCCACCTTCTCGGGGATTCTCGGTGAGGCTGCCGCATTGCCTTTCGGCCCCGTTGTCACCGTGCCGGTCAAGATGGTGTCTAGTTACTTGTCCACGCGCACCCCTGTGGTGTCCCGTGTGCTTCAGAACATTCTCGGTTCTGCCAACGCCAAGACCTCATGGCTTGATGACCTCGTTCCCAACCCGTTGATTCGCAACACCTACAACGGCACGATGGGCTTTATCAACCAAAACAACGCCAGCTCGTATGCCTCTATTGAGGGTCACGTATATAAGGCGCTACAAACGCAGGAATACGACAAGTTCTATCGCCAAGTAGAAAAGATGTTCCCCCAGACAACGGCTAAGCAGTTGGCGCAGTTTGGCTCTAGGGAGCAGATGCTGTCGTTCTACGCCACGGCCTTGTATAGCCAATGGGCGCAGAACCCTAAAAACATGCAAGACTTGCTTGACCGAGCCAACGCCCAGACCGCTGTGCTGTACGGACTCAAAACCGTTATGTCGTTTTCCTTGCCTATCTCGCTGACGCTGAACCAGCAAAGCAAAGACGATGTGAAGTTGCAGGAAATCAAGGCGGAAAAGAACGCTGACGGATCGCCCAAGTTCCCAACCTACTTTTTGCAGGTTGAGGAGTTTATGCGCCGCAACCCGCTTGACCCGTTTGCTTTCATGTCGGCTACTAAGACCTCCAACGGTTCCTCGTCGTGGGGAGAAACCAATCCGGTGTACGATTGGCTGACGTCGCACCAGCGCACTGTCGAGTCCTACCCTTTGGCTGCGAGTTACCTAGCACCACAGGCTGGGGCTGACCCCTACTACTCACCCGCGTTCCAATTGGAACTGAGCCTCGGCCTACGCGCTCGCCAAGCCCCCAATGACTTCCACAATGCGTACCTTGACCAAGTTGGCAATCAGTTCCTTTCTGACCTTTACACACAGGCCAAGATGGACCCCGCGGCTATCGAACTCAAGACCGATGCCGACCGTGCCTACTACGAAAAGTTGCTCGCTGCCAAAACCCCTGCCGAGCGCCTCGCCCTTGCTCAGTCTCAGGAAGGCCACGATGTGAACCTGAACCCGACGGCGGCTAAGGAAATCAAGACACAGGCCACCATGTACGGACAAAGCATGAATGTCGTGTGGCTCAAGAACTCCAACACCGCCGTCAAAGACGCACTCGCTGGCAAGGCATACAACAGCATGAAGTCCATGTTGGCCGACCCAGGCGCACAGGGAATCTTTACTGCGGATCAGAAGAAGGTGTATCAGTTCCTCATTAGCCAACGCGCTGGATACGCCAAGCAGTACGAATCTAACACCGCTAACGGAATCTCCAATAAGGCGTTAGAAAACGAGTGGTACGATTGGTGTACCACTGTCGCCCGTCAAGACCAGATGGCGCAGTACCAGTCGTTCATCACCGGCGTTCTCCGCAAGCTCCCACCGTCACAAGGATAATCATGGCTGACCAACCAGTTGAGACACAAACCGCTACCCCCGCTGCGAAAGCCCCGACAGTGGCCGACCTAAAACAGATGGCGCACGATTACGCCGTGCCGATGAGCGAGGGTACCCTCAAGGAGATTGGCGCCGACCTGACGCCCGAGAAGGCTAAGGCGTTTGAGGACTACATCAAAACCGCGGCTCAGGGGCTCTACCCCACGCTCGCACCGCAGATTAAGGCGGGCATACCCACTGCCTACCTGCTTGATCCCTACCGTCAGGTGGGCAAGCAAGTCCTCGGTGATAACTTCGAGCCTAACTTTCAGGGCGACCCTAAGGCAGAGGCGGCTTTGACCGGTGGCTCCGACCCCTTGACCGGTCGGCCTGCCCCTATGAGCCTTGACCAATGGCGTGGACACCTGCGCTCGCACCCTGGCTTTGGCTGGGAGAACACCCCACAAGCCCACGAGACAGCCGTAAATACGCTTCAGGGGCTGGCTCAGGAACTAAATAACCCGCAACAGCAGGGAGGCATGTAATGACTGACCTTTCAGGTTTGGGCTTCGGCTCACAGACGGCATTTACCGGATCGGGTACCTTTACCTACCCACCTGCGGACTACCTAATTCAGAAGGGTGTCTCCCAGAAAATTGCCAAGGAGATTGGCGGCAAGCCCATGCCGTCGCCACTGCCTTCGGCAACCGGTGTAGTCCAGAGCAACTTATCGGCTTACATAGACAGCATCATTGGGCATTTCAGCGACAAGAAGTACGGCACTACCCAGCAACAAGCGCAGGCGTACAGCTCAGTTGTCAATGCTTTGGTTGCCCCCTTTGGCCTTGATTTTGCTACGAGCTACATCGTCAATGGCAAGGTGAACACCAAGTTCCTTGATGACGTGAACAAGTTAGGCGCACAGGCTAGAGCCTCTGGTGGGTTCCAGAATGTGAACCCGCAGACGTACATGTTTAACGCTCTGCCGGCGAACCAGCAACGCGCCATTGAGACTGAGCAACTGGCTAGTGGCTTTGCTCAGTACGCCAACTCCCAAGCGACCACGGCACAACGCACTAGCGCGTATCAGTCCGTTGCCGACACTCTGGCTAGTTGGGGGCTAGGCAGTCTGGCCCCGATGGTGAACGACCTAGCCATGACCAAGGGCGTCAGTGCCAAGGGAATCATGGCGGCTGTCCAGCAGACAAAGGAATACAAGGATCGGTTTGTTGGCCTAGAGGAATACAACAAGACCCACGACAAGCCACTTACGCCGGCTGAATACCTTTCTGCTGCTAATCAGATTCAGCAAGTTGCCGACTTGTACCTGCCCAAAGGCTTTGTGAACAACCAAGAAATTGGCAAACTCATTGCCGGTGGCGTATCGCCCAAGGAGTTCCAAGACCGAGTTCAGAACGGGTACAACGTCGCCGCGAACGCCGACCCCAACGTGAAGTCTGCTTTGGCGGCTCAGGGCGTGGACTTAAAGCACCTTGCGTCGTACTACCTTGACCCGACCAAGGCCACCCCCTTGCTTGAGCAACTGACCACTAAGGCGAGCATTGAGGGCTACGGTGCCGACATTGGGCTCAAGGGTCTGACCGACCAAATGGCCGGCAACCTTGCTCAGTACGCTAAGAGCCAGTCGCTGAACCCCGACGGAACGTTCTCCATTGACGCCGCTCGTCGTGCGCTGGAGTTTGCAAACCAGAACGTTGGTCTTACGGGTAACTCGCCTCAGGGCAACCTACCCACGGTTAGCACGGCGCAACTCATCGGATCGCAGATACCTGGCGCCAACACCGGCTCAACTCAGGCCGCTGACATGCAAGCCGTCAAGATGGCTGGCGAGGCTCAGGCTGCTCCCTTTGAGAAGGGTGGCGGTTTCGCTGAGTCTGCCAAGGGTGTAACAGGAATCGGCGCGGCGAAAGACTAGTCGCCTGATACCCTTAAATCAAGTGGTTTGGCCCCATCGCGCATGGGAGAGCTGGGCTACATATCCCGCTTAGGACGGCACAACCCTAAGTGCGTAACCCGTGCTTTATCCGTTGTACCCCCTCCGGTACACACGCGTATCTCTAAGGAGCGACCAGCATGACCGATTTTGATGACGACCTGGAACTTGAGCAGACCCAGCCGCTTGACCCGAACATTCGGAAGCAGTTGAGGGAAGCCGAGAAAGCCCGTAAGGAACTTGCAGAAATCCGAGCCGAACTAGAGCGCACCCAGCGTGAGTCTTTGTTCACTGAGGCAGGAATTCCTAAGTCCGGTGCGGGCGCCCTACTTCGTAAGGCTTACGATGGAGCCGCCGACATTGAGGCGATCCGTAAGGCAGCCGAGGAGTATGGAGTTATCCAGCCCGAAGCCCCCGTGGTGGACACATCAAATCAGGAATTGGAAGCTCTACGTCGAGCGCAGGGTGCAACTGCCGGTACTACCGGTGCGATGCCCTCGCCAGACCAAGAGTTCGTGGAGGCCGTTTCTAAGGCCACCAGTCCTGAGGAAGTTATGAAGGTTGTTCAGGGACAACTCGGCCAACGAGTTGGCGTGTGGACTAGTAGGGAATCCTACTAAACCCACTAAATCCGAAAGGACAGTCTTATGGCTGACGCATACACGGGATCAGGTACGCTTGATTTCTCGCAGACCGCTTATGACCGCATGGCGTACTTCGCCCTGCGCCCTGAGCTTTACTTTGACCAGGCCGCTGATGTTCAGGCGACCGCTCAGGCCATGCCTGGTGCGACGGTAACGTTCACCATTGTCAATGACCTAGCGATTGCTGCCTCGGCCCTGACCGAAAGCACCGACGTTTCCACCGTTGCGATGAGCGACTCACAGGTTAGCGTTTCGTTGGCTGAATACGGTAACGCCGTACTCACCACCGCAAAGCTCCGTGGCACCTCGTTCGTGGACATTGACCCCATCGTTGCCAACGTCGTTGGTTACAACGCTGGTGTGTCCCTTGACACGATTGCCCGTGCCAAGCTGGACTCGGGTACGAACGTTCAGTACGCCTCGGGTCTTGGTGCGACCACGCTCCAGTCCTCGGTGACTGCGCGTAACGCTGTCGCTACGACCAACACGATTTCCTCGCTGGACATTCGCGTTGCTCGTGCTCGCCTGCGCTCGCAGAACGTGCCTACCTTCGGTGGTATGTACGTCGGTTACATTCACCCCGACCTCGTTGCGGACCTTCAGGGCGAAAGCATCTCTGGTTCCAACATTCAGGGTTGGCGCGCCCCGCACGTGTACGCTCAGCCTGGAGAAATCTGGACGGGTGAACTTGGTGCTTACGAGGGTGTCCGCTGGATCGAAACGCCTCGCGCTCCGATTTTCCAGGGTGCGGGTGCTTCGGCTACCGCTGGCGCTTACACCATGACCTCGGCTACGGCTGGTACCTTCACCGGTTCCGCTCCTCAGGTTGGTGCGGCTCTGTCCACCAAGTCCGGTGGCGTGACTGTTACGGGCACCGTGACCATCGCCTCGGTTGCGTCCAACACCTTCACCGTCGGTGGTTCCGGAAGCGTCACCCTCGCTGGTGACAACACCGTGACCGTGGCTGCGGCTGGTGTGAACGTGTACGGCACCATGATCCTTGGCCGTCAGGCTTTGGCGAAGGCTTACTCGTTCACCGATGGCAACGGCGCGTTCCCGCACGTGGTCCCTGGTCCCATCACCGACCGTCTGCGCCGCTTTGTGCCGATGGGTTGGTACTGGCTCGGTGGCTACTCGGTGTTCCGTCAGGCTTCGCTGATCCGCATCGAGTCCGCTTCCACCCTCGGTGGCGACCTCAACACCAGCTTTAACCCGCCGATTGACGACGGCGAAGCCGGCTCACCGCAGGCTTAGTCCAACTAGTCAAAGGAGACAGCAATGCCCTGGCCCCGTGCTTGCGCCCACTGCGGTTCTCGCGACGTGCAGGCTACCGCAGACGAGATTCAGTGTCTCGTCTGTGGTGGCCTCACCGACCAGAACGGCGTTGCTGTCTCCCGAGACGAACAATTCACGAACGAGGAACTGTAATGACTACACCTACCGGCCTCGGCCTCACTCGCGGCGTGGAGACAGCGGACCCCGCTGGCACCCCGCTACCCAACCGCGCAGCTCGCGCTGCCGCTAACGACCGCAAGTACGGTTCCATGAGTCAGCAACCTGACCCTTGTTACTGTGGTTGTTGCGACATGGAAAAGGATTGCTGCTAATGGAATCTCGCGCATTTTTCCCCACGGTTTCTATGGACTTGTTCCGTGGTACCGACGACAACACTCAGGCCATGAACGCCGGTTCTAACAACCGTGGACTTCGTGGCGTTGAGGCTAACACCGCTCGTGGCGTAAAGGCTGCTCCGCAGATCGTCGGCATCACGCCGGTTGAGTATGCGGCTAACACCGACGCTCCCGAGGTAATCCCCTTTAAGACCTACGGAGACGAATAACAATGCGTGACGACCAGACCGACGCTAAGCGCAAACAGGAAATCGCCTACGTTGTGGACTTCCGCCCTGGCACCATTCTTGAGCAAAGCTTGGGAAGTGGCTTTGACCGCACCAGTCGTCCCGTCGGACAGGCTGACCCGACTCCCGATGAGTTCCAATCCACCGGTGGCCGTGGAACCGGTGACGCTGTGGACGCTCGCGCTTTGGGGACAAACGGCCGTAAGTGGTAGTCGAGGGTGGCAACGTTTACGCCCCCCACTACTAAAGATAATCCGGCGTTCCTACCGGAGTCCACTGGCCCCGCTAAGGCTTTATTCCGGTTCTACCCCAATAGGGCTCGGTACATAAACGTCTTTGCTTTGTCTAACGGTACGTTCGTTCAGGACACCGCTAGCCCCGAGAATAGCAACACGAACATTCCTTACCCGTGGAACCCTAACGATCCGTCTGGCCCATACTCCAGCACGGCGTACGTGGACTACACGCAAACCCCGCCACAGCAGGCACAAACCAACGTGTCACATGACGTGTGGATTACGAAAGTGTATTTTGGTCCTACGTATGTATCGGACGCAGAAGCGGCGGCTCTAACGGCTGCCGGATACGGAGCTTTGATTACATAATGCCACGCTACGACTACAAATGCAACGCCTGTCGCACCATCACAGAAGTCGCTCAGAGCCTCCTAGAAGCCCCTCTGACGGCTTGTGACGTATGCGGTGGACCCATAGCCCGCACCTACGAAAACGTGTTTATTGCTCCCTCGTCTATGCCCACGCGCTCCGAGGCCGCGGCTGTGGAAAAGAACACTGAGGTTATGCACAAGGACGTTGCCGCTTACAAGCGACTTCGCAAAGACGGCGTTCAGCCTAAGTCCGTCAAGGGCGCGGCTCGCCTTGAGGCTCGTGCCAGCTCACGCTGGGAAATCGAGACAGGTCAAAGCCTCGGTGGTGACGCTCGCCTCGGTGCCAAGTTTGACGCGGCTCAGGCCGCTGTTACTTCAG